ACCGACGGCCCTGACGCCCCGCCCTTCTTATTCCCACTCATATTCTGCGAGACCATGCCGATAGGCCCGTAAGGGGCCTGCCGGTTCATCATCTTTTGGGCGAGCATGGCGGGAGCGTTTTGCATATTAGTAGGCGTAGCCTTCGGTGCGGAACACGATGCCGGTGTTGGTGACGCTGATCGCCACCCAGAGGCTTTCGGACGCCGACAAGATCAGCGGTGCCGCGTCGGTGTAACCGAAGTCGATAGCGGTCTGGGCGGTCGTGGCTGCGACAGTGTAAGCCGTCATTAGCTTAGAGCCGATAAACCGTTTTGTCGTGCCGCCGTCAGACGAAACGTATAATTGAAGTTCGGTCGCCGTGACCGTAGCCCGTGCCAGCGCGGTTAGCTTTTGCATCCGTGCGCCGTTGGTTTGGGCGGCGAGAAGCTGAACCGAATTGGTCGGGGTGTCGGTATAGGTCGTGTTAGCCGTGGTCGCAACGGCGGTCGCTGCGATAGGCGTTTGAGGTGTGACGATATTATTGCCGGTGACGGCCATGATTTAGCTCCTAGAGTGCCGCCGCGATGGCGAATGTAAGCGCGAGGTTTACGGATGGTGCCTGAGAAACAAAACCAGTTCCATTTGATGTTAGCACATTACCGGCGGTTCCGGGAGTGGTCAAACCTGTGCCGCCGCTAGATGCTTGCAAGGCTAAACCACCAAACGAAACATTGCCGGATCCATATATGCGATTAAAAACTAGATCTCCTGTTGAGCTATTAAGTCCGATGCCCCATTCTGTAGAAAGTAAAGGATTCCAGAGCCGCAACGTGTCGCCAGAAAAGTTTGCAAGGCGTAAACTTTCTGTTGTTTTTGTTTCTGGCAAGTCTCGAATAAAGGCAATTGATCCACCAACCAAATTGCCGGTTGCGTTTTGAGACATTTCTACAGAGGTAATTTTTTCTATTTGATAAACAGACGTTGCGTCCAAAGCCGTTGGAAACACTCCGCTAATAGTTAAAACGTTTCCTGTGTTTGACAAAATGTCTAGGGCTTGGTTTGCGCCAGTGCCAGCGGTAACGCGGAAGGTGTAATTCTGCCAAGCGTTAGTGGCCCACGATTTACCAGCCACCGTAACAGTTGCGTTTGTAATATTAGTGAAAGACGTAACGGTTCCCGTGTCAAAAGACGTCCTTGTAAGGCTTCTGACAAACGCGCCATTTGGTATGTTTGCGCCAGTGATAAGTTGTCCGTTGCTAATACCAGATGCACCGCTAACGGCTGATAGGCTAGTTAAAAATGGGCTTCCGCTTGCCGTTGTGCATGTTGGCTTGGCAACAGCAAAACCTGTTCCGGCCCAATATTTTTCACTATCCCACGGTCCCATAACCACCTGTTGCCAGGCGCTAGGCGCATTGAAATTGCCTCTATGATCGCGCCAATCAAGCCGCGCATTTTGCCCAATAAATAGATTGGCTAAAGGAACATTTGAACCCAAATCAAGATGGTTAATTACAAGGTAAGCCCCAGCCGTAGCGTTTGGCGTTTCTAACCCTTCAAGATAAAACGGCCCGTTTCCATTATAAAAATTGATCATTGAAGCGCCGCCGCCAGAAGATCCGGCATATTCCGCGCCTTGTGCCGCACAGTATATGCCGTATCCGCCGGACATTGTGCCTTGCACTTGGTTAATAAACTCGAAGTAATTTGTATCTTGATTCCGTAGCCAGAGAGCCTTTCCGGAACCTGAATAATATTGCTTTAAATTAAAGGTATTTAATGAGACGTCTGCGTTAACCGACCCGCTCAAAACTAAGCTGTGGATGCTTTGAGAGCCAAAAAAACTATCTGTTGTTATGTTAAAATTACCGTTTTGAATGTCGCACGGCCCAGCCAAATCGGAATTACTGACTCCGCATTTAAAAAAGGCAATAGCGTCCCCCCAGCAACTGGCCAACGTTATATCCAGCGTGGAGGCTTGGATGCTATCTAATTCTAGCAATCTGACAACTGCGCCCGCCGCCCCATCCACCGTCATGTTTACAAAACCCCCACCCCAATTTGCATAGGTGGTGGGTCCGTAAGGGGTTCTGTGTTTTAAGACAGCGGTGCCGTTGAATGGGTTTGTGGGGTAAAGATAGGTTCCCGCACGAGAAAACACGCCGTTATTGGGGTCGGTTTCTTTTCCCGCGCCCTGAACCAAGACGCGAGAAAATTTATTGTCTAAGGTGCTGGAGACCCAAATTTTTCCGGGCGGCAAGATAAGAACGCCGCCGCCCCGATCTGAAATGGCCTGCATAAGATTATTAATGATTGTAGAGTTTGCAGCGGCAGCGTCAGAAGAGTTAATTATAAGACCATAATCCCTAGCTTCCACTTGCAGACGGTTGGAATATGTGGCTGCAAGAGTGCTATTGACGCCATTTGTGCCGTTAAGTGTAGCCGGGGTAAAACTTCCCAAAGGCTGAGACGACCACCCAGCTCCATCAGAAGTCAAAACATTGCCAGATGTTCCAGCGTCGATTAGCCCCGTATCGTCCAAGACGTATTTTTTAATCACCGACATAGACGCCTTGCGAGCGTCGCCGTTATCGGTCGAATAAACCGGCACCTGATCGGTATTTTGAACCGATGACGTGGCCGTGAGTTGTGAGATTGTGGGCATGTGAGAATCCTACTCGAAAACAATCTCGCCATCTTCGCCAGCCAATAGCGGCTCGCTCGGAGGCTGGAAAAACGGAAAGTCAATGTTCCAAGACTTCTGACCGGCACCAACCGGCAGCGTCGAGGGGAATTGCATTTCGGCAGGCATGGCGGCGCGTGACATTAGCGTGTTGTACGCCATCCGGCCCGCTGCGCTCGTTTGTAAGGAAATTGCCTTACCGTAGCTTGGCGACAGTCGAAGCGCCAGGTTCAAAATTATCGCCTCATTAGCGGAATCTGGAACGCCCGTAATCGTGTCCAGATCGGAATCGTCAGGGTTAGACGTAAGCGGATAACCGATACGAATCCCGATAGCGTTCCAAGCGGCAAGCATCGAATCCATGCGGCGCACTGCGCTCTGCATCTGCTCAGGAGATAGGTCAAAGACGTAATCGGCCAAACCGATTTCTTCGAACGCCGCTTCGACGAATTGCCGCTTGGAATAGCTCATTTCTTGGCCTTAGCCTTGGCCCGCTTGGCGACACTGAGCGCGATGGCGACAGCTTGCTTCTGGGGCTTGTCTCGTGACATTTCGCGCTTGATATTGGCGCTGATCGTCTTAGCAGAATAACCCTTTTTCAAAGGCATATCAAACACCCTTCACAAATGATTGGGGAGAGCCGAAGCCCTCCCCTCACATATTAGGTCTGCGAGAACAGCATGATCCCGGACATTTCGGGCTGCTTGTTCACAACACCGAACAAGGTATCGAGGCGATACTTGGTCTTCATGGTGTTGATATCATACTGCTTCTGCATGACCAGTTCGATTCCCTGATCAGTCGAAGCCCGCATGACAGCCGCGCCCGCGTCGGTAGGCACTGCGTAACGGCCTGGGAGGATTTCCAGAGCGTCCTTTTGCCAGAACGGGTTGGCGTAACCAGCGACGGTGTTGAGCCAGCTGATTGCAGCCGTGGCGGACTTGGTGGTCACGGTGCAGTTCTGGTACTCAGCCGAAGCGTCGTTGGCGACTTGGTTGGTGATCAGCGGGGGCGAAATCACCAAGGTCGTGCCAGACGGAACCGAGATAACGCGGAACGTCTTCAGTTGGCCGGTGTTCTGCTTGGTGATCGCATGGACGTTGAACACGTTACCGATCGTGAAGCAGTCGCCAGCAACCACACCAGCGGTCGCCGAGACGGTGACAGTCTGATAGCGGTTATCGACGTTGGCGGTTTCGCCAGTGCCTGCGGTCGAGGTGGCCTTGGGGATGTAGTAGTTGACGGCAACGTCAGCGGTGCTGATCGTAATCACGCCACCACCAGCCGCACCGATGCGGTTAGCGTAGTCCAGCTTATAGGTGCCGAACGATGCGACTTCACCAACGAAAGCCTTTTCGTAGGCGTTATTGGACTTCGGATTACCGAACGAACGCGAGGCGACCTGCAGGTTCGAAGCCATGCCGTTATAGTCGCGAGTAGACAGCGCGAGGTAACGATCATAAGCGGGGACGCCGCCTTCGTTCATCAGGGCTTCGGCTTGAGCCACATCGTCAAAGCCAGAGGCTGCGGCGGTGCGCTTGACAACCAAGGTGCCTTGCAGAGACGCGGTGCTCATCAAAGCGACGTTGATATCAGACGCGAGCTTTTGCTTGGCAGCATCGCCCAGGCGCTTCTCTTGCAGAGCGTCGCGCAGTTCGGTCGCGGTCAGAATGAACGGAACCGACTTGCTGAAGCCCAGAGTCGCGGGGACGGCAAGCTGCGTGAAGTCCTTAAAGTTCGACGTCATAT